CAGAGCAGAGAGTGAAGCAGATCCTTGGCGATAGTGCCGTCAATCGCGTGATTCGCCCGGCAGAGGAGAACGAGGTAATCGAGCTTCCTCCGATCACCGGACCCAAGAAGCCGCGGCATGTATCCGTTGCAATCAACCACCTGCTGGCCCAGCGCACCAAGGCCATCAAGGTTCGGGACAAGGCCGCTGAAGAGGTTGAGAGCCTCGATGCTGCATTGCTGGCTCTTGGGTGGGGTGAATAGTCGATGCCCCGCCCACAAACACAGGAAGAGCTATTAGCGGCTGGCTATGTGTTCCTGCACGGTTGCAAGTGCCCGGATTGCGGGGAGATTGTGGAGCACTACCGGACGCCTGATGGACGTATGATCAGAATGCAGCCGATGGGACTTCTGACCTCCAAGCCAGAGCTGCATAAGTGCTCGCCTCCACCGAAGACCTACGGCACTGACAAGATTCCTCAAGCCAAACCGCTCAGCGTAGAGGAAGCGCAATCGCTCGCCTTTACGCCGGGTGCATGGAAGCATGTAGCCACGCCGGTCGATATGCCTCCGAAAGAGGCTATCTGGAACCTTCAGCACCGTTGGTGGAAATGGCTGGATCAGAGCGAACCACTGAGCAAGGTTGCTTCGCTGCAGGAGGCGATACCGTGATGGGCAATGGTGGCAGGACATACAGCGGCTGGCGGGGTTTGACGGACCCCAGCTACTCGCTCTTGGCGGCAAGCTATGAGCCGGTGCAAGGGCATCTGGCGATCAGGTTCAAGTCTGGGATTTACGTATTCGAGGGAGTTCCGGAGCACAAATACACATGTCTCATTCGAAGCATCTACGCGGGCGCATACTTTCGGACTCAGATCAAGGACAAGTACCCCTGCATCGATCCGCTGGGGCACCTGATACCCGCCAAACTGGACGACACGCCGGTGAAGCGCAAGCAGGCCAAGCAGGCCAAGGCGAGGCTGGAGAGTGTTCCGTCTATGACTTTGGACTTATTCGGCAATCCCGAACCTGGGAATCCACAGAAGCAGGAAAAGCGGCATTCGAATGGTGGCTAGAGTTTTAGGGATAAGTTTGTCCTAGACTGTCTTGGACATAGGGAGTATGATTTGAATGTGTTCGCTAAAATCTTTTCTCAAATCTTTGACTCTAGCATATCTGCGGACTATGTGGTTCGGCATGTCTTTATGGACCTGCTTGTGCTCGCAGATCGAGATGGCGTAGTCGATATGACACTTGACGCCATTGCCAGAAGGACCAATGTTCCAGAAACTATTGTAGCCAACGCCATTGCCCATCTTATGTGCGCAGACCGCGCTAGCCGCTCTCCAGAAGAAGACGGAAGGCGTTTAGTTAAGCTGGACTCTCGCCGTGATTGGGGATGGCAGATAGTCAACTACGACCATTACCGGAATATCAGAGATGAAGAATCAAGACGCGCTTACTTCCGTGACAGGAAGCGGCAACAGCGCCTGCAAGCGGCAGAGAAAACCAAGAAGCCCGGGAAGAAGAAAATAGGTGTCCAATCTGTCTTGGACAGTCCAACGGATTCCACCAAGGCATATGCCTCTTCCTCTTCCTCTTGCGAGGACTCAGAATCGGCAAGAACTTTTCCTACTAAGGTAAAAATTCCTAAGTGGAAGGATATTGGTTGATGCCTAACCGCGATGATCTAGACCCGCAGGAACGCCGCAAGCGCACGATGCGCCCCGCAATGCTCAGAGAGCAGGTCCAGGCGATCGAGGTCGGCAAGCTGGCTGCCGCGATGCGATATGGGGAGAAGGACTTCGAGCAAGACTGGGAGACAGCCCAGGCGATAGCCCTGCTGATGGCCGTGAGCGGCAGGGATGATCTGGCGGGGCTTCTAGAGGCAACGATGAACCGAATCATCGCTTTCGAGCAGGCGCATTCAATGAAGGTGTGGGCAATCATGAGCGGTCGAGTTGATCTAGAGATGATGGAGGAATGGGCATGACAGATTACACTTTCGTAGCAAAGAACGTAGTCACTCGAAAGCACCATCGCTGCAATCTCTGCTACAGCCCCATACCGATCGGAGAACGATGCGCCTATTGGGCAGGTGTATTCGATGGCCAAGCAGCAAGTATATGGGCACACGCGGAATGCGAATCTTCTCGGGATAGCGAGGAATATTGCCCAGGAGACTTTCCCACTCCACAGCGCATTCTCGATCTCTACAATCGAAAGGAATCGGCATGATGGACGCCACAGATGCCACTTTGGAGGAGTTGAAGCCATGAGCTACGACGTTATAAACATAGGAACTTTGTCGCGCGCGGAGTACGATCAGCGTTGCGCTTTCCTGAAGTCAGAGAACCGCAAATGGGGTTTGGCAATGGAGCCTCTTTCGGAGATATATTGGCCACCAGCCAAAACGAGAACTATCGCCGTATTTAGGAGTTGTTCGTTCTTGGCTCAGGTTTACGCTCCGGTCAACGGTGGGCAGCGGATCAGTGTATGCCGCACGCAAATCAATCGCGATGGTAACTGGAAAGCTGACATAAGTTGGGAGGAGTTGATGGCCGTCAAGAGCGAGTGCGGGTTTAGTGCTTGCTGGGCGGTGGAGATTTTCCCACCTAATTCGGAAGTGGTTAATGTTTACAATTTGCGTCATTTGTGGGTCACAGATGCCCCTCCGTTCGCATGGAGGAATGCATGACGCCAGTGTGTACGCGCACCTTGGACACCACAGACGCCACCATAGAGGCCGTTCTTGCGGAGAGGGAAGGGTACACCAAGCCGCTCCCGAGGCGCGGAGGAAGGCCCCGCAATGTCGCCGTCGCCCGTCTATCCACAGGCTTTGGTGTGAGCGCGAGAACAGTTCGCAAATCCAATCCTCATCAGCTCATGCAGTGCAAGGATGACGCATCCATCCGGTTGCTTCTGGGGATTAGCCGATGACCATCCGAAGCGGCATTGTTGGCAAGACGGGGCGTGTGCGGCTCAAGGGTAAGGCTATGGATGCCCTTCGCTGGCGAGTCTTTCATCGGGACAACTGGCAGTGCCAGGAATGCGGACGGGAGTGCTCATGGGAAGCTGGCCACCTTGCGCACATCAAGAGCCGTGGCGCCGGCGGTTCGGATACGGAAGAAAATACGCGGCTGCTTTGTATGGCATGCCACCAAGCGGAGCACCACCCAAAGGCAGTCCCGAGGAAGCCATATGCGTAGGGAATCTAAGGCACAACGCGCCGCCTGGACTTCCCACTTCGAGGGAGCGGCGCCGAAGGTCAAGCGCCCCCGGGTATCCCTGCCCAAGGTGCCCAGCAAGGGCGAGCAGGCCTTTGCGCTGCACTGCCAAGTCAAGCTGCACCCCTGCAATCAGCCAGTCAGGGAGCATGTCTTTCACCCCACACGCAAGTGGAGGATAGACTTTTCGTGGCCGCATCTGAAGCTCGCTGTCGAGATCGAATCCAGCGTGCACCGCATCAAGAGCAGGTTCGCCTCAGACATCCCCAAATACAACGAACTCCAGAAGCAGGGATGGACACTTTTGCGCTACACGCGGCAGATGGTGGAGGCGGGAACGGCTATCAATGACGTGATTGAGGTAATGGGCATCTTATAGCGATGAGGTACCAAAATGCTCGGCACAATCCTGCTCGTGTTTTCTTTCGTTCTGCTCGCACTTGCCGCTTTCAACGTTCCTTGCCCACCGCGTTTTAACCTGGGATGGGCTGGAATGGCTTGCTACGTACTTTCCTTGCTGGTGGGATCGTTTCACGTGGGGATGCGCTAGAACCTGCTCGCTATCTGAGCGGCATCCTCGCTAGTGCAATGGCCGGTGTAAAGCAGGATAGCCGTCTCCGGGTCCACAAAGGGCGGCCAGGGCTCGCCGTGCTCCAGGATCAGGTTCACCCGCCGCTGGAAGCTGTAGAAGACACGGTATGCTGTCAATTGCAGGGTTCCTGCGGTGATCTCGATGCGCTTGTCTGTCACTGGCATTCCTCTTTCATCGATCGTATGAGGTTTTTCCACTGGCATGCATAGCAGAAGGAATGAGCATTGAGCCCCTTGACCTTCTGGCAGCGCTTGCACTTGCGGTGGGTCATTCCATAGGCCAGCACGTAAGAGAAGCGTCTGACCCCCTTCCATGCTCCGCGGCGAGCCAATGTGGCAATCATCTTGAGGGAGCGGCGGATATCCTTGAGAACGCGCTTAGGGGAATCGGTCATTTTTCTCCTTTGCTGCCCATCAAGCACGTCCTGTAATGGAATTCAACTTCAATGCGTAAGCTCCAGTCACCAGTTCTGCGCCGGGGTAGGAAGCGCTTATCTTCAGAACCGTGAAGCCTTTCTGCTCACGATCAAGAACAACCCAGTATCGATCGCTGGTGCCATCTCGCCGCGCGTTCTCGCGAAGTTCTTTGGTGAAGCGGGGTTTATTGGTCATTATGGCCTCTCTGGAGCCGTTTCGTCTACGTCTTGCTTAGCCTCTTCCTCGGTCAATTCAACGTCTGGATATGGAGGCGGATCGTCGGCTGGCGCGTGGGCCAACTTGCTCCACTCTACCTGCTCCCGTTCCATCATCAGAGCCATACGCCTAGCCTCAGTGATCTGATGGTCTTCGCGGTTATTCTTGCCGGTAATGATGCGAGCCTCGATCCATGCCCTGATTACCATCGGAGCACAAACATCGCGTCCCAATAAAACGAAGGTTGGTTCGTCTGGGAAAGCCTTGGACATGCATCCGGCTTTGAGTTCGATGAATTTACGGGCCATTTACCACCTCACCAGTTCGTAGACAGCTGCCGCAATCACCTTGAGGGAGCGGCGGATATCCTTGAGAACGCGCTTAGGGGAATCGGTCATTATGGCCTCTCTGGAGCCGTTACGGTTATGTCGTAATGGTCGATCCCAAAGCCAAGGACAGCGAAGATGGCTGCCGTGAAGTATGCTGCATCCTGTTCCCATCCAGAACGCTCTTCATCGCGCTTTGTAGCCGCGATCCGCAGGCAGTTTTCTCGGCGCTCTTTAAGCCATTCGACCAAATCATGCTCGGTGATCACCATTTGACTATCTCCCATATAGCGGCGCCTATCACCCCAAGCCAAAGCAAGCGCATCAGGAGCTGGGCTGAGTGCTTCCAGAAATCCAGGCGCACCTGCAGGGCATCACGCTCGCGGAGTACGTTTTCGAGGCTATACCGAACCTCGGCGTGTTCGCGGCGATCTGCGGGTCCGGTGCGGCGCTCGGTGATGTATTCGCGGCCATCGACCTCGCGGAAGCGGGGCATTGGAGCTAATAGTTTGTTCATGGCTGCTCCTTTGCGCCTGCGAGGGCTGCTTTGGCAATGATTGGACAGCTAGGACAGTGAGGGCAAGACACGATCCTCCGGAGTGCAAGCTCTAACGCATAGATCCGAGCACACATTAACCTAAACTGTTGCGCATCGCTCACTTCGTAGCCTCCTTCTGTGCGCCGGCGAGGGCTGCGTCTACTGTTGCGATTTCGCAGATACAGGCGCCAACCGTAACACTGCCGTCCTTGTGCCATTTTTCGGTGGGGTTCACCTTAACGCAGTTGTAACTATGAGACATCCTCCCCCTTGCAATCCTGAGCGCCTTCTCTAGCTCCTGCACACGCCGGGTGAGGCGCTCATGGTTGTTGACCGCTTCGACGATGAACGCGGCATTGGCCTTCGCTACCTCTAAGTCCATACTGCTGCGCGATTCTAGATCGCAATCACAGATGGTTTCGTAGTACCCTCGCCCGTAATCAGGCCCATCGATATTCCCGATCACATACCAAGGCTCGTGATCGGGGTGCTTGACTTGCCAAGGCGTCGGAGTGTGCTTTGTTTCACTCATGGTCATGCTCCTTTCCAGTTAACGTGCAGTGTAGAGCGCCGAAGCCACGACAAACAGCAGCAGGTCAATCAGCTTGGCGGTCATCAGTCCCACCTTTGCGCGGCGATCTCGGCCAGCTCTTCTTCTGTGCCGGTCCAGCGGTATTTATCAGCTATGGCCCGTTCTACGGCATCTGAGGCCTCTTGCCGCGCCCGATCCTCGATCCACTGGGCGTTGATCGTACGGGCCATCAGGACAGAGCCTACGATGATCAGGAGCACGATGGTTGCGGTGATGAGGTTATCGACATCCCCGGCTTTGGCCTCTACAAACATCCATCCGAGGGTGAGGCCTACGACGACGAGCACGAGGGTGAACCAAGGATTGAAGCGAAGATCGAACTTCATGGCAATTCTCCAGTGTTGCAGGGTTAGCACTGCGTGGGCTCAGGTTATACCGGGAAGCCCTGTGGAAGCGGCTCCCCGAAGTGAATAGCTTTCTCGCGGATGGTGCGCAGGTCGTAGTCGCCGACCAGCTGGTCCTTGAAATTCTTCGATCCGTACTCGTAACGGGCGTTGTTGCAGATGTCGTCGACCACATGAGCGATCACCCATCCGAAGAGCATCGTCTTGAGTTTTCCGTAGGTCATTGTGTTGCCTCCTGATCTGTACTGAGATTACGCGTATGCGAAAAACGTGTCAAGCGTTATTTCTGCAACTTTCGGGTGATGAACTCTTTTTCTTTACGGGCGGCGCGCCAGTCGCGGATACGTTGCAGCTCACAGATCGAGCAAATATTTTGCACTCTGCCAGATGTAGTCATGCGGACCCTGTCCCACTTATGACCCTTGGCGCAAACAGGTGATTTGATGGCTCCCATGCTCCCCACTCTACCCGATATGTATTATGCGTGTCAACATCAGCGTACCTTCTTCGAGCTCCAGATAGCAATCAAGTTCGAGCGCAATCCCTCGGCCACCAAATTTATTTTGGTCTGCACCATGAGTACTGCCTGCTTCGGCTTGGGCGGCGACTGCTTCACGCCCCGTTAGATGCGCAAAGTCACTTCGGGGGATTCATACGCGCCTGCCGCTGGCGTTTAAGTCGTTCTATTTCTTCTAGTTTCATTAGCTTATCCAGCTCGCGCCGATCGTAGTCTTCCTTATTCATTGCATAGCCCTGGGGGGTTGTCATGCGGTAATTGTAGAGCACAGACACCAAAGCCCACCGGAGAGGTGGGCTGTAGTGCCAAAAGGAGTTCGCTTCTACCGCTGCCAGGCTGCAGATGCATTTACAGGATAAACAAAACTAGGTTATATTTGCAATAGCCAGGTTATACATTTGCATAAAACCCCGACAATTCGAATCTTTCCGGGCTCATGCATTCGTGTGTTTTGGCGTGTCTACGAAAGTGGGCAGGCGCGGTTGATGGCTTTTGGGCCACGGAGAGCGCCAGCATCACCTCTGACCAATGCCTAAACTCACAGCGCACGACGAAGCTGTGAGCAGTGGTTTGAGGCGCGGAATGAACCTTATTGGCCCGCTGTATCGCGGGTGGGTATCGAAGGGGAACCATGAGAGTCACAAATCCGCTCACGCGGTCGGGGTTCGGCCCTATCTCAACTTACTGGTCACACTCATGCAGGCCAGATAAGCGAGCTAAAGCCGCCAAGATGGAGCCTGTCAGGAGCTCTGATGCCCGTACGTCCCCCTCCTTGCTCTGTATCGTTCCGGCTTCTTCTCTCGGGCTCAGACAGATCTCCGTAACCACTGAACGCGGCATGGGCTGGACAATCGGGGCCAGCGGACAGGTGAGCCAACGGGCGCTCTGGCGACAGAGTGAGCGGCCCTGTCCAGGATCGGTGGCACAATGACCTGATTACAGACACAAAAACTTGGCGCGTAAGTCCTTTATTTTACGGTTGAAACCACTGCTACGCGTAGCGGGAAGGCTCCGGGTTTGCCTATGGAGGAGAGATGGAGATTGGAGATAGGGTAGTGCGCAAATCCAGCGAGAGGAAGGGGTATATTCACGACCTTAAGGATGGGAGAGTTGCGATGGTCAAGGTGAGGTGGCTCGATGACAAGTCAGAGGACTGGATGCCGACGGAAGAGTTGAGAGAATGGGACAAGCAGGCGATCCCAATGCAACACAAGAGGGCGAGATGGCCAAGAAGAAGTCGTGGAAAAAGTTGAGACCCGATAGCAACCAAGAGCTCGAGGATGATCTCCACGCTGAGCGACGTCTCACGGCTGACTGGTACGACCGCATGACTGGATCAATCAATTGGATGGAAGGGGAGAAAGAATCCGTGATGATCCAAATGGATGCCATATCGGAACGGATCAATGCGATTATCGCCAACAATCGCCAACTTGATTCAAACTAGGGTAAAATCCCCTCATGCCTACAGGTAGACCTTGTTCATGGACTCAGGAACTCGAAGACGAGATACTCCTGCGTCTGTCTCATGGAGAGCCACTGACCAAGATTTGCCAGGACCAACATATCCCCGCAGAATCAACGATTTATCGGTGGGAAGATCATGTTGAAGGCTTCTCAGAGAAAGTCACACGCGCGCGGGAACGAAGCGCAGACCATTATTCCCATGAAATCATAGAGATAGGTGACGAATTAACGGTGATGGAGGTACCTTCTCCTGACGGTGGAGTGACGCTCCGTGTTGACCCCGGCGCCGTGCAGCGCAACAAACTGCGCATTGAGACCCGCATCAAGCTCATGCAGATGCTCAAGCGCAAGACTTATGGCGAAAAGGCAGAGGTTGCAGTGACCGGCAAAGACGGCGGCCCGGTCGAGTTTATTACGAAAAGCATCCTCGATAAGCAGTAGATGGACGCTGAGATGGATCTGATTAGGGCTGAGCAATAAATAATCATGCTAATATTTGAGCCATGCCAGCCTTTCTTAGTAATCCCCAGCCGACGCAGCTTATCGCTCTCTACCCAGGCGACTCGATCCCCTTGGTGAACAATGCCGCAGTCGATAGCGGCATCACCCAGACGCAGCAGGTTGCGATAGGTCCGGTACCTGGGAACTCGGTTGGTAACGTGGTGATCAACAACTCCACCAACCAGACGGCTACAGCCCTGCAGTGCTCGACGCCGAACGGGATCTATGAGGCCTTAAGCCAGGGAACAGTGACAGCTGGAGAGTCGCTGCCTTACAACATGAGCGGCGGATGGCTGTGCTTCAGCTTCGGAACTGCCCCGACCTCCGGCAGTCTGATCGTGACCCGATGAAGTGGCTGCTGGCGTTCCTCCTCGCGATCCCCGCGTTTGCTCAGCCCAGCAATCCTGTTAATGGCGGCGGGAGCTCAGGCGTAGCACCCTATCTTGGCTTGGTGGGCACGCGATCGAATATCGCTACGATAACTACCACTTCGACTTGGGCTATGGGCCGAACAGCGAGTATCGCTCGGGTCTCCATTCCGGCAAACGGAGCCAGGCCCGTGTTCGCCAATATGTTCGTGACTACGACCGGCGTCGAGCAGAATCCAGGCACCACGACCTACAAGATGTCGATAGAGTATCCATCAGGTGTAATTGCTGGCGTGTGTACCTTTGGCGGTCAGCCTACGGTCACTGTAAGCACAATGTCTCTGGTAATCCCTGATGCCAACAGCTGTCCTCATGCTGCGATCCCGGCCGGTTCTATGTATTGGGTGAGGGCTCTGGTCCAGAACGCTGCCGGTATTCCCTACACTTCCGGCCTGCAGCCCAACTCCTTTTCTTTCACATTTGACGGCCTTATGCTTGGAACGGGAACACCGACAGACAACACCACATCGGGAACGGTTGTCTATAGCTCAGGGTCTGTCACGAACGTGCAGCTACCCCCTGTCGCCATCATCGGTATGACTACAAGCCCATCGGTTTGCATCGTGGGAGACAGCAGGGCTCTAGGGATCAAAGATCAGGTCACCGACATCAATTTGGACATTGGAGAGATTGCGCGGTCGATCGGACCCGTCTTCAACTACACCAAGATCGCAACCTCAGGAATCACGGCTTTTGCCACAGCTACCAACTTCACCACACGCGAACTGATTGTTAAATATTGCTCTCACGCGATCGATGAGCTTGGCATCAATGATTTTGGCATCCTGGGAAGGAATGCGGCTGAGGTAGTGGCATCGCGGTCCGCTCTGGCCGGCATATTCGGTATTCCCACCTTCGGAACTACGCTGGTCCCGGAGACGGGCAGCTCGAAGAGTTTTGTAGGCTTCACTACCGCCGAGAGCGGATTTACCATGCTCACGGTCACTAGCGCAGCCACGTGCACATCGGCGCTTACACCATGCCCAATTACGCCAGGGGACAGTCTTGGCGGCACTGGCCTCTTTGGATCGATTGAATCTCAGATATCCGGCACAACAGGTGGCACAGGGACATATAGCTGCACATCGAATACGCCCGTGGTCGCGTCAGGTACCTATGGAGCTGTCGACCATTGGTCGTCTACATATGCGCAGCAACCCATAGTCTCTGTGGATCCGTTCAACACCCTCGTCAGGCAAGGGATCGCCGGTGAAATGGGGATGTTCGACATTGATATCGTGGTTGACCCTCTAGACCTGAACCTGTTTCCCGTGGGAGGCCCTATTGTTGACGCGACAGTGGCTGGAATCGGCGTCACCTTAAGCCTTACCAATGGGAGTACGAGCGCGCAGGTGGTCGGCCATCCAGAGCAATTGGCGTCAGCGTCGGGAGGTCAATTCATCTCGTGCCCGGCTCAGGGTCTGGCCACTACGGTTTCGGCCATTGAGTCATTTCAAACCGGATCCATCATTCTTTCCGCAGCCCCCACGGCAAGCTCGGGCTCAGCTGTCTGCACGATGACCGGATTCAATGAGACCCTTGATGGCGTGCATGAATCTCCGTATCTGCTTCAAGCTATTGCTCGCTCAGGGATTATCGACACTAGCCGGATTTTCATCAAATAGATGGGCAAGCAGGTAATCAGTCTCCTTCAGCCGAAACAGCTTCTGATCGGCGAATTGATGTACAAGACTGGCAAAGAGGCTGCCACCTGGATTGGTGGTGGCGGGGCCAGAGCTGGTGGCAAGTCTGGTGGTCTCAGACGCATCATGCTCGACCGGCGCCTGCAACGGCCTGGAACGCCTGGCGTTATCCTTCGGCGGATCTATAAGGACGTAAACGAGAACCACATCCAGAAATACTTCGCCGAGTTCCCTGACTTGCTGCCGTACTGGCGTGCGACTGATCAGGAGTTCAGGCTACCTAACAAGTCAAGACTTTGCTTCCGGTATGCCGAGAACCAGCAGGCGGTCGACCAGTCCTTCTGGGGCCCAGAATGGTACGACATCTTCGTCGATCAGGCCGAGCAGTTCACCGAGCGCGAACTGACGATCATCAAATCATCGAACCGCTGGCCTGGCGCCCCCATCAACGATTGCAAGACGGCGCTGTTCTTCAATCCTGGCGGGATAGGGACCGAGTACCTTCGCAGGGTATTCCATCAGAAACGATTCCATGGCAATGAACGGTCTCAGGACTTCGCGTTCGTTCATTTGTTTGGCTGGGATAACTATGTTTGGTTCGAACCTCTTGGGATCAGCCCTGAGGATTTCTATGCGATGCCTTCGATGTGCGCTCGGACGGAAGGGGATCAGGACGGATCGTGCTGCCGGTTCCATATGTTCATCTACTGCACGGCCGAGGGTAGAAAGCTCGATACGCTTCCTCCCAGTCTCCGCGCCGGCCACTTAATGGGCAGTTTTGACTCATTTGCCGGTCAATACTTCGCAGGCGTATGGGATGAGTCCAAGCTGATCCTCACGGCGTCTCAGGAAGTCAATCTCATACAGCCCTGGTGGGCGCGCTGGATGTCCCACGATGACGGATTCGTGCATCACGCCTCAATCGGCTGGTTCGTGAGCGGCAAGGTGTCTCCCAAGCAGTTTCTGGAGGTATTTGGCGTCACGATCACTGACGCAGTGACAGTTGTCATCCTCTACCGGGAACTTAACCTTGCCGAGACTGAGCCGGGCGACCTGATCCGCATGGCGCGCAAGGAGACGACCCTGGATGAAGCCAAGACCATGAGCCGGTACTTTCTCAGCCCTGACGCCTGGGAGAAGGACGCGAAGGGACACAGCGTTGCCGAAGAGATCAGCAGGGAGCTTCTGCGGGTCGAGAATGTGCCGGTTAACGGCAGAACGCTGCAAGTCACGTTTCCCTACCCGGAGCAAGCCGCCAATGCTCGGATCAGCGGCTGGCGGTACATGTACGCATGCATGAAGAAGACCGGCGATGTGCTGGGCGGCTGCATGAACCCCACTCGGCAGGATGACGACTTCGAGAAAGAGGGCGGGGGTTACTCTCTGAATACTCCGCTGTTTTTCATCTCTGGAAACTGTCGGGAATCCATCGAGGCGATTCCGATGGCGATCCGCGACGACAAGCACGCCGGCCGCTCAGAGGATGTTCTCAAGATGCCAACGCTTTCAGACGACATTCTTGACCGCATCCGGTATGGGCTGCTGTCGATGCTGAACCCGAAATCGACTCCGTTTCCTGTGGTTGCAGCGGAAAAGCGCGTGGAAATGGAAAAATCAGGCTTATCTCTGACTGAAGTGGCCATAATGATGCGTAAAATGGAAGCTGATAACAAGCGGAAAGCACGCGGGAAGAAGAGTTCATGGGCAAGATAAGAGAGTGGCTCAGGGAATGGCTTGGCATCGAGGATATCGATAAATCTATAGCGGCTCATGCGGACGCTATCAACCTGCTCGACTACACAATTCACAAGAATTCCTTGACGCAGCCCCCATCCTCAGCGCACAGTAAAAACAAAGGTCCATTAAGCGGGTCCAGGCTACGTGTGTTGAATGACAGGCTGAACGCGACGGTGCCTGAGCCTACGCAGCAGGAGAAATTGGAGAATCATGGCTGAAATGATGCGCGGTATGGGCGGTCTGTCCAAGATGGGCAGCATGACGGAAAAGAAAGCCAAGCCCGAGAAGGCTCCCGATGAGCGGAAGGGAAAAGATGCTCCCAAGGAAGAAAAGGGCAAGACTGACGGCGAGTCCAACGATTCGACCACGATCAAGCACAATGCCGATGGCACGCACGAGATGGACGGCGAGACTCATCCCGATCATCTGCACATGCTGGCTGCTCTGGGCCACAAGGTCACAGGCGGCGACAAGCACCACGTTGCGCACCATGACGGAATGAGCACCCGCACACACGGCATTCACGAGAGCGGCGAGCATCAGGAAACGCAGGAGCACGGCTCTGCGGATGAGGCCGGTGAGGGCTTGAAGCAGTTCATGGGGGACGGCGAGCAGGGCGGCGAGATGAACGGAGCCAACCCTCCCATGCAGCAGGAACCGCCTACGGGCGGCATGATGGGCTAGTGCGTGCGCGCACTTGAGCGTAAGTCAATCAATCATTGGTAAAGGAGCATCACATGGCACTCTCTCACTTTGGCGGTATGTACGTCGCAGCCGAATTTGCATACGGGGTCAACTCATCGACTCCCGCATTGCAGGTCATTGCGGGTCCGAACACAACGGGCTCTGGAGCACTCACCCTGGCATTCGGTTCTTTCTGCCTGGCCGACGGCACCAAAGTCAATGCACCGCTCAATACGAATGCGCCTGTCATTGTTGGTGGCAACTCCGCAATTGAGACGGTAACCCCCTCAGCGGTTAGCAATTCGACTCCGCTGGTTTACGGTTCTTCGACTCTGAGCGCAACGTTTACCAGCCTGCACGGCAATGGCGACTCGATCCGCTCTGGTACGGTCGGCCTCCAGGAAGCTCTCAACTTTGTTGGCGCCAAGGGCGGCGGCATAGTGGTCGTGGATCAAGGCTGGACCAATCTGGGCGGCACCTCGGCTATGATTTCCGCCGCTGTTCTGCCGACCAATGTGACCATCCAGGATAACCGGTTTGGCACAAGCACCGGAGCGACATCATCCACGACCACGCTGACCAATGCGCAGATCCTGGGTATGTTCGCTACTCCAGTTCAGTTGCTTCCCGCACCGGGCGCGAACTCCTTCTATAGCATTACCAAGGCGGTATATATCAATCTTTCCAACGGGACCGAATATACCGGCGGCGGAGTTATCGAGGTCGGTTACGGGAATCCTGTTGGTCAGAATGCCCTTTCCGGGACGCTTCCCGCATCGTTCCTTACCGGCGTGACTTCGACAACCGCAATCGCTGTTGGAGCGAGTACTGGCGAAATCAATGCCTTCATCAATCTGGGGATCTTCATCGATAACGCTACGGCGGCATTTGCCGGGGCCGGTGGTCCCCTGCAGGTTACCTTGTTCTATAACCTGATCACCATCTAAGGAGCAGCAATGATCTTCGACGGATCTGGAGTTGTAACCGGTGCGCTGAAAGCTGCATTTCCTCAGGGGAAGGTGCTTGCTTATCAGTCGCGCCGGGCTGATGGCACCGCGTTCTATGACGTTCATAGCGGGGTCAATGCGTTCTTTCCTGTCCCTGAGGGGAAGGCGTTCTTCGCCGGCGAAACCATCGAGACACCCAAGCCAGCTGCTGTGCCTTTGCCAACTCCCGTTGTCAAGGCGGCGGCTGAAACACTTGATGCGACTCGCCCAGGCCAACCAGCCAAGGCGCTGAAGCCCGAATGGAAGCCTGAAGCGCCTGTTGCTCATCTCAAGGTCGAGCCGGTGAACGACGCGGCCAAGAAGAATGAAGCGGCTGCGGCCAAGCCGTGGACACCTGCACCCCCGAAGAAGGCCTGATGGAATTTCATCACCTCGAACACGAAATCCTGCGGAAGCTCGAACGAATTGAGCGGCTGCTGACAACGCCCACCCTAACCGCAAAGCAACTTGGAGAATTTATGGCAATCGGCAGCATCGCTCCCGGGACAACCGGGCAATTCGCAGTCGTTTTTAACTTCCCGGCAGGCACCAGCGCACCGGCAGGCTTCCCCACCAATCTCACCGCCAGCTCGCCTGACCCGCTTATCACTTTCGCCCCGGCGACCACCGATGCGAGCGGCGGCACCATTCCGCTGTCGCAGCAGGTTGTATTGTCGGTTCCGACTGGCGACACCAATACCACCGGACAGATGGGCTTTACCTGCACCGGCACAGATGGCGTCACAACCCTGACCAGCAATGTGGTTTCGTTCGCGATTCCTCAGCCCGTCACGTCTGCCACGGAGCCGACTCTCGTGGCTTCACAGCTGGGATAAGCCATGAAACTGTACTCCGCTGATCGCAAGAAGATGCCGAAGTCCCAATTTGCTGGTCCGGGAAAATCATTCCCAGTGAATGATGCAAATCATGCCCGTCTGGCGATCAGCGGGGCTACACGTTCTGAGAACGCTGGCAATATCTCCGCGTCTGAAGCCGACAAGATCAAGGCCAAGGCGCGGGGAAAGCTTTACAAAGGTTGACTCTTGGAAGAACCGCTCTTTGCCGGGGAGCGGCGCAAGCTGGAATTACTGCCAGCCTGAGATGAAGCCTCTCAGCTTCCTATGATCCTGGCTCAAGGATGTACAGATGGCACAAGAGTCGATACCGGCCGAAATTTCCGATAAGCAGAAAGCGCAGCAGAACCTCGAGTTCCTGCAAAAGGAATACTGGCGTCTCCGCAACAATACCCAGCGGTATATGCGCTGCCCTTACTGCACCGAAGACCATCGTATGCGCAACTTTCCAGGCAGTCCGCAATTCTGCTGCAAAATGTTCGCGAAGGCATTCAAGGCGATACTTGACCGTCAAGAAGAGATCGATAAGGCATGGGCCGCTGCTCAGGTTATGAAGTCAGCAATGAAAGCCACGGTGAACTAATTGGCAAGCGCTACTCTGACGCCCGCTGATCCAGAGCTAGAAGACACTGGCGGCGCTCCCGTCACCCAGCAACCATCGCCAGCAGAGCCCCCTTCCTTCGGCAAGAACAACCGCGACCTCCCTGACATCCTCAAAGATGTTTTGGCTGATCTGGTCAAGGAACTCCAGTTGCGCGAGCAGTACGACCGCCGCACGGAAGTCCTTGGAGACCGCAGGCTGCGCTTCTACGACGATGGCATTCAGCACTTCTACCCCAATTACGGAACTGGCGTATACCAGATCGGTGAGGCCGGTGGATCAGTCAACCTGGGCGACGGCGAGCAGGAGTGCTCTGAGTTTCTTGGGGCTTACAACATCTTCCGCGCCCGGCGCCGCACCATCGACGCTGTTCTGACGCAGAATCCTCCGGGGATCATCTTCGAGCCTGACAAGCAGGTCAGCGAGGACATGGAAGCTTCCGAGGTTGCTGAAGGCTACCGGCATCTGTTCGATCAGAAGAATGATGTTGCCGACATGCAGCAGACGGCCACTCGCTACTTCGAGCTTTCAGGGCGAGTGGTTGCATGGACTCATACCTCTACCAATCGGCAGAAGTGGGGCTTGAACGATCAGGGCCAACCCCGTCAGATGGAGACAACCGAGATATTCGGCACGCTCGAGTCTCGGGTTCCTATCATTTGCCGCAATCAGGACGGAGCAGGGTTCTGCTTTCTGTTCAAAGACCCTGACTACCTGATCGCCAGAGAACTGAATCCCTGGCTCAAAGAAGACGATGTCTGGAAGTTCGCGGCTGGAGAATCTTCGATTGGCGAGACTGATTGGGACCGCTACGCGCGTTTGGGAGTCAGGCAGGCCAAGAAAGGTAACTACCAGATCACTGCCACGCTGAATCATGTCGTGACGGAGATGCATTGCTTTCTCAGGCCGGCCAATTTCCAGCACACCAAATGCGATCCCATCTATACCGGCCCTCAGCCGTCATCCGATGAGAATGCTGAGCCGAGCATGGAAGCGGCGGTCGATGAAGAGGGAAATCCTCTCACCATCGCGGACATGCTGCGCAAGCTGTTCCCTGAAGGCGTGCATATCGTCTACATCGGCAAAGCTTACTCGGAAGCCACTCCTGAGTCGATGGATGACTGCATTGATATCGTGATGTCGGAGAAGCGCGACTCGATGACTGGCGGGGCTCTGATGGAGCCGATGGTTGTCGTTCAGGACGGGTTCAACGACTTCAAGAACGCCGAGCGGGAGAACTACGAAAAGGGTTGGCCGATGACGCATTTCCGGGGCGACGGAGATGATTACGATGCCATCGTCGACACGAGGTCAGCGCCCGGCCAGCGCGTTCTCATCAAGAATCCAGTCGGCCCTACCGAAGAGCCTCTATCAAACAACTTCTTCACTGAGCCCGGCTTCGATACGCCTGAATCCTTTGTCAATTGCATGGAGGAATATCGCACAGCGCTCTCGCAGGACATCACAGGCGCTTCTCCGGCCCTTCAAGGCGTTGCCGGGCCCCACGATCAGACGGCGACAGAGCGGACGCAGGACAAGGCGCAATCGATGGGCATTCTCGGGCCTACTTGGTCCAGGGTGCAGATCCTGTTCTCTGGGATCTACAAGAAAGCCGCTCTGGCTGCATCGAAGAACCCCGATCATGCCAAGTCAATCGTTGTGGCTCTGGGCAACAAGCAGACGACGACGATTCAACTGGAGAAGCTGAAGCGCGGCAACTTCCATTGCAAGCCAGATGAGGATTCGACTTTCCCTGAATCGACTTCGGCCAAACGTGCCACGCTGGCAACCATGCTTCCGCAGATCGGCGCGTCTCCGGTAGGTGCTGAGTTCTTCAATTCCCCGGACAACTGGGAAGCTCTGCTCAGGCTGAACGGCTTCCCTCAGCTTGTTTTCACGCCAGCGGAGGCATTCCGAAAGCAGGTTAGAGAGCTTGAAATCCTCACGAGGGAATCTCCCGTCCCCAACCCTGCCGTGGCTGTCTATAACCAGCAGCACGCTGCTCTGGCGATACAGGCCATGGCTGAGGGACTGCCTGAGCCGCCTTACCAGCCACCACCGCCAGAGATCAGCTCGATCCTTCCGAAGAAGCGCGACTATCACAAGTGGGAGCTGGCCAAGTGCCAGGAGTGGCTATCGAGCGAAGACTGCTGGCGGCTTGAGGTCGAAGGAGATGCCGAGCCGTCGATACCCGGCGCTCCTCCGAAGCCTGTCCAGCCGGGATATAGCCAGAACGATCATGTGCGCAATGTAGAGCTCCATGCCGATGCCCACGAGGAATTGCTGAATCAGCAGATGGCGGCAGCGGCCGCTCAACAGATGGCGCAGAAGCCTCCAACGGAATCCATCAACTACAAAGATGAGTCACCCGCTGGTCAGGCTGCGATGAACAAGCAGGCCGGGCTCGATGCAGGAGCGCCAGCGGTCGGCAACAAACAAGTTCAGGGTAACGCCCAACCTCCCGGCGCACCCGGAAAACAGACAGTCTAGGAGAGAAGTACATGGCAGACGAAGGTTCAGTTGCAACTCTTGAAGCACCCGGCGCAGACGCCAGCCTTGACACCACTACCTCAACCGATACCGGAATAACTTCAAGCGACACTTCAGGTTCTGGCGATACCGGAACCTCGGACGCCATTGACAATGCCGATTCCCCAGCCGCTGGCGAAACAGGCCATCTGCGCGGTGCGGAACTGTTCAAGTCGGTCAAGGACAAGCTGCGCAAGGGCGAAGCGCTCTCCCCGCAGGAATACCGCTCGATCCGCAATGCCGTTCACATGGCTGACAAGGCCGACCGGCTGACTGGCGGCAACCTTGATGCCCTCGAATCGCAGAACGGGCTAATGGCCAAGCTCACCGATGACCCAGACGCAGGGCATACGCCTGAGCAGATCATCGAGAACACGCTTGCCGAGCGTACGTTCTGGCGTGGGTTCGATGACAAGTTTCAGAAGGCCGCAGAATCACCGGCTGATGCTCAAGCGCTGATCCAAGAGATGTTCACTGCGAATCCGATGTCGGCCCAGCAAATGGCCGTCCATGCGATGGATGAGTTCGCCAAGGTAAACGGCGAAGCCTTCTCTGGCTATGTCGCAAAGAGCACAGTTGGATACTTCAACGGCAAGCAGGTGCCGCTCCAGTTCGCCATTCTGGAGACGTTCCTCCCGTCGCTCCCAGACTTCCCCGGCAAAGAGCGCGTTGTTGCTGCAATCCAGTCGATTTATGGCGCTTTTGAGGGCCTGAACACGATGGCGCAGAACCCTGTGACGCCGAAGAAGTTAGAAGGCACGCCAGAGGCCGCCGGGGGCATGAATCAGGGCGAGAATACGACCGAAGCGCTCACGATTCGCGCAAATCGCGCTGAATGGCAACCGCAAGCCCAGCAAAAGGGCATTGAACTGCGCACCACCGAGATGAATCGCATTGCCGCGGCTCAAAAGGTCACTCTGACCGCTGAAGATCAGCAAAAGATCCGCGCTGCGGTCAACGAAGAGGTAAACACCCGCCTTTCCGTCGATCAGCGATACATTCAGGCGATGAAGGGCTTCCTGATTGCCGGAAATCGCAAAGCCTACATAGAACGCGCTACTTCCGAGCAGCAAAAGATCGTTCCCGGCATCACCAGACGGCACACGCAGGCGCTGATCGAGGAAAAGAAGGCCACGCCAGCCAAAGCCGCCGTGAATGGCTCTGGAGCGGCCGCCAAGGCCGCACAGGCCGCTCCATCGAAGGATGGAAACGGGAACCTAATCCAATTCATTGCCGGTTCACCTAAGAGCGTAGGTTTACAGGTTGATCATGGCCGCACGACACACAGCATGCTGATGCGCAACGAGGCGTATATCGTGGGCCAGAAAGCAATGGTGAGATGGAAGCCAAAAACCGTATAGCATAAAACTGTCACCCTGATAGTGAATCGGTTATTTGACGAAAAGTAGAGATTAGTTTTGATATAATTGGGGTTGTGGGAGCTTTGGACTCCCACACATCTCGCGCTTTACAGGAGCGGAAATGCCAACCCCAGAAGACAATTATCGCACCATTACATTAACGCAGGGCCAAGTTTCGCTCGTTGACGCAGAAGATTACGACGCCCTTTCTAGGCACAAATGGTCCGCCTGTTGGAGCAAGTGCACTCGGACCTTCCGTGCCGTTAGAGGAACGGCAGTCGGTGGCAAGCAGGACACTATAGCGATGCCTAGGCAGATCATGGGCGTTCCACCCGGAGATAAGCGCAGGGTTGACCACTGGAACCATGACACACTTGACAATCGCAAGAAAAATCTTCGAGTATGCGAAACCAGACATAACGCCCGCAACGTTAGAACTCACCGCGACAATAAGTCTGGATTCAAGGGTGTTTTCCCAATGCAGACTGGTGGATATTGTGCCCAAATCTGCGTGGACGGGAAGAAGATTCACCTTGGCTGCCGACGGACCGCAGAAGAAGCCTCATTGCTCTACATGGAGGCCGCAAAGAAATACCACGGTGAATATGCTTGCATGGGAACTTAAGGTATAATCTGATCAAAATCGGTAACAGCTCAAATTACGCGTCCGGTCTGCGAAGTGATCGAAGAAAACTTTTGAGCGGTTACCGTTCATAACGCACTACCCCGCAACGCTCCCGGTGACCCCGGATTCAAAGCGATGCCCGTGCTTGCCGAAAGGCGAAGGGCTTGAGATAGCGGAACTCTGAAAAGGAGCTATCTCTCATGGGAATCGCGTCTGTTGATCAGTCCCTCGCCCTCCAACACGAGTATGTAAGGCCCGATCTAGAAGATCTTAGCCTCAGCGCGTCTGTATTGTGGCGCAAGTTTAAGTCAACGGCCAACAAATCAGTTTCTAACCGTCTTGCCCGTATCCCCACGATGCCCACCCGCGGCGGCAAGCCCCGTGTAGGCAATCTGGACGGCGGCGACTTGGGCCTTGGCTCCGGTCCGATCACCATCCCCGGCCAGATCACCACGACCACCCTGGTTATGGCCTGGTCGTACACCAAGGAAGCCGAGTACGCCACCGATAGCGACGAAAAGGCCATCGAGGATTTTGCGACCCTTACCCGGTCCATCGCTCCCAAGGCTTTCGCTGATTTCATGGACACGGCTATTCAGGGCAATGGTTCGAACACTCTCGACACCATCGTCTCGACAGTCGTCTCCGGCTCCAGCATCGTTGGCTTTGTCGTCAACAACGCGAACTTCTTCCTCGATGATCAGGATTTGGACGTCTGGTCAGCTCTGGGCGGAACTCTGACGGCTTCGGTCACCATCGAATCCTCGGACATCCTCAACAACACAATCTGGCTGGCGAATCCCATCCCTGTAGCTTCGGGCGTGACTGCTGGCTTCCTGCTGCTGATCTCCGGTTCTCCGGGGCAAGCCAATACCGGCGTGTTCGGCCTCCGCTACTATCAGGTCGGCACCAACACCGGCAACTGGCTGTCGATCCAGCGCTCTGCCTTCCCCGGCAAGTATCTGGTCCCCACGCTGGCCGTCAACGGCGCCCTGACCCCTCAGGTTGTCCGCGCAATCTTCTCCCTGATCGAGCTTTCGAAGGGCGTTGATGAGGCGGATGGCGATGGCATGTTCGGCCATTGCAACGTGGACGTTCGTGACGCCTGGGAGCAGAACGCGCTCCTCGTGCAGCGCATCGACTACAACGCAACCAAGGGCGATACCTCGGAGGACATGCTCAAGCGCAAGGCGGCGACTACCATCGCTGGCCGTGAAATGCTGGTCAATCCACGCGCGCTCCCCGGCTTCCTCGATGTGCTGAAAGAGAAGAACCTGTTCCGCGTCGAAACGGTCCCCACGGACTTCTACGATGTGGCCGGGCAGACGCTCTTTCCGCTCTACGGACAATCAGGTGGTATTGCTGCCTCGCTAGTTTTTTACATGATCTGGCAAGGTAATCTAGCGATCGTTCAGAGCCGCGAGGGAGCTTTCCTGTCTGGCATCACTATCCCCAATGGATTGTTCGCTTAAGGTGATATGGAATTAGGTATTTCCAACTCGCTCGACATCCCGAAGCCAAGCGCATGGCCAGTCAGCATGAGCCGCTTCGGGGTGGTACCGCTTGGGACATTCAGAGGCGATCCAATCTATCGAGTCGTCTTTGCCCCTACCTGCAAAAAGCTGATCTTCGGCACAGCTTCCGATGGCACCACAGGCGCGCATGTCCGGGCGAAGCATCCAGCCGCAGGGAAGAAGTGGATTCTCGAAAAGTGGATCAGCGGATGGGAGGCGTGCAAGATGACGCCGACCGAGTACGAACGTTGGGGTCCGCGTGACCCGCAATCGGGAATGCTTATCGAGGGACCGTATCCATCGAGCGGAATTTATGAGCACTGCTGGACATTCGATTCTATCGAGGAAATCAGCGGTGTAGACAAGATTATCGGCATGATCAACCACGGCGCCAAGCGTTCTGCAGCGCAGGTCAAGCAGGGAAATGCTGAGCTGGATGCCAAGGCAGAGAAAGAGGCGGCGGATAAGCGTTTCCTCCGCTGCCGTGAAACAGAACCGCTCTACGGGATTCGCCCTGCGTCTTTCGCCGGCAAGCCCAAGACCGTCAACCACAAGTCGCAAAAGACACCGATAGCGGCTAACAATCTTGGCCTTCCGACCCGCAGAGGGTCAGTTGTCGCCATGAAAGGTCCACAGGTGAACTTCAATGGCAGTATTTGACCCGTCAATGACCGCGCAGAAGGTTGCGGATATGCTCCCGCAGGATGCGATGAACGCGTCAGGCAAGCCCGAAGGCAGTCCCGAATTCATCACCACCAAGGGATACTTCGATGCGACCCGCAAAGGACGCCGGGGCCCCGCGATCCCGCCTGAGCTTGAAATCACCAAGCACCTTAAGAAGATTCGCGTCAGGATCTTCAATGCGGGCCCCTGGGCGCATGTCATCCCGCTCGGCTCCATCGGCACTGCCTACATCCCCGGATGCCCCGAGGATAAGCCCTACGTCGAAATGCTGACGCCTCTGCATGAACTTGAAGAGGAGCTTTATCCCTCGCAGAACAAGAAAGAGTACAAGCGGCTACAGGAAGAAGGCCGGAAGATGGCCATCGAGATCCTTGGGGAAGGGCGCAATCAGGACCGCAAGCAGTCGAAGCGGCATGCTGGGGTATTCATCGCGGACGGCGAGATTCCGACCGAGAAGGAAGTTGCCGCAGCAAAGAAAGCGCTGATCGGTCTGTGCAAGCAGATGGTCTCGCAGATGGATAAAGTCTGGGACCGCGACCGCAAGCTGGCCTATGACATGTTCAATCCCGAGACGTTCGGGAAGGCTGCTCGAGTTCTTGAGCTGACCGGCAAGCAGAAGCCCTGGCTGAATCAGGACACGCCGATCGATGCATTCAAGTGCCCCGCGTGCCGTGTGCAGTGTGAGGCTGATGCGCCGATCTGCCACAACTGCAAGGGCATCGTCAACGAAGAGGCTTGGATGGCTCTGGAAGCCCGTAAGCAGTCGTTGATGGAAACTGCGGCACCGAAGCAAAGAAAGGGCTAAGCATGTCTCCTATTCCCGCGCCACAGGCCCTTCCTCCATATTCAAATTTGGAGATAATCCTGTTTCTTGCGCGGACGCGGATGAATGATGCGATAGCGAGCATCAGCGGTGACATTTTAACGGACCAGCAGCCGTTTTTTGCCACGATGGTTAATGCCGCGTGGCGCAATCTTCAGACCTACCTCACGAACCTGGGGTATTCCCGCTACAAGCGGAAGTTCTTCGGGTTCGCTCTGCCCGTTACTGCGACACTTGACCCGTCCCAGCCAAACATCTGGACGTGGTCCTCTTTCTTCGACGGCACCAGCTTTTTCACGCCCCCGACCAGCGTCCTGCCCAACGACATGATTTCACCGCTGTACTTGCGCGAACGCATCACCGGCAGCAATTCTCAGTTTTCGAAGATGCAGTACATGCCGGATGGTCTGATTGAGTGCCGCAAGCATGGTTTCAATCGACAATGGGAATGGAAGAACGATTCGATCTACATCCCTGGCTCGCTGTTCTCGATGGACTTCGAGGTTGAGTATGCGGCCTTCGACGCGGATTTCACCGTTACAGATAACGTTCTGGGCAACCCGAATGCAATCCCGCCGCTGACTCCGAGCAATATGCCGGTACCGATCATGCGATGTGAATCGGCTTTCGCGAACTTCCTTTGCGCCGAGGCTGGGATGGGCCGGGATGACGTGGATGTACCGACATTCATCGCTGCCGCTCAGAACGATGCAAAGCTCATCATGAACAACGAAGTCAAGCTCAAGCAACGCACGCCGGTCCAGCGCAGAAGCTATTCCCGGGGCGGCAGTAAATTTTACGGAAATCGATACTAAGGAGACTCCATGGCAACCGTAGTCACAGTCGATCCAACCTACGCACGAAACGATACCAGCCAATCGACTCAGATTGTGCGCGGAACCATAACCCTTTCCGGCAACTACGGAACTTCCACCAGCCACGGCGATACGCTCAGCTTTGCGAATGTGTACGGCATTCAGAGCCGCTCTATCCCCCTGCGCGTTTTCATCTATGAACAGCCAGCGGCAGGCGTGGCTCCGACCTTCTTTGAAGCCACCTATCAAGCTGGAACGACGAATGCCAATGGGGCGGTGAATTTCCAGAAGGGCGGAACCGAGCTGACCGAGGCTGTTGCCTATTCGTCTGCGAATGTCGGCAGTCCTGCCATTTGGAAGTTCGAAGCAATTTTCCCCACATTCGTCTAGATCGGTGAGCCTTGGCGTTCAACATTTCAGGTGCGGCTCCGGTGCCTCTCAGCGTTTTTGGCAGCTGGGTCACAGAAGTTGCGCCTGAATCTGTCCCTGAGAACATCTCTCCCGACAATCAGGAAATCGTCTACGCTCCTGGCTCCGTAGGCTCCCGCCCAGCCTTCCAGTCTGTCTCAGGCATCACCTTTCCTGCCGTCGACGGCGTGATCCCCACGGGCGTGTACGGCAAGTCGTTCGTTACCCCCACGCTCGACATCCACAACCTCTACTTCGATAGCGCCGGCCGCTTATGGGTTGAGGACTTTACCAACGATCCAAACGTCATAACACTTTTGTTGCAGTCCACACCAGGCAGCTTCTGCCGGTCGATCACGCTCGACGGGCGCGAATACATCGCCATCTCTGACGGGCTGCACGGCGCCGATATGCCGCTGCAATACGATGGCATCAATCTTGACCGGGTGACCATGAACGGGCCCGGTCTGCCTCCCACGGTGACAAGCCTTGCGCTTCCCGCTGTACAGATGATCGGCGCTGGCAATACGCTCACGCGCAGCAACAACACGGTCACGGTGCAGACAGAAACTCCGCACGGCCTGAAGGTTGGTTACCAGGCGCAGATTTCCAATGTCCCTGATTCCAACGCGACTACGGTCAATCAGAGCAATGCATCGGGCAATGAAACACCCGAGGCCGGTTTCTGGGCGCTTAGCGGGAGCCAGTTCCGGTCAGGGTTCTCCAGTTCGACCTCGCCGCTGTCAGCCTTCTTTACGGGCGGCTATGGATTCAACATCCCCGCTGCGGCAACGATTCTTGGCGTGATTATCGAGTTCGGTATCAACTCCCAGAGCGCGACCACCGGCACCATTGCACAGGTATCGCTATGGGAGTCAGGTGCGCAGCTCGGCACCGCGAAGTCTCCGGGGACAGCGATTACAACCACAATCACCCCGCAATCGTTCGGCAGCTCTGCGGATATGTGGGGCGCCGCTCTGACCCCGGCCATCATCAACAACGGGACATTCGGGTTCGCAGTGTCCTGCACGCTCGATACGGTTCGCGTGTTCCTGAACTTCCCCTTTCAGATCACGGTGTTTTACACGCTGTCAGGCTCTGGGACCGTCGCGGAAGTTACCTCCATAGTCATCAACAACGAGACATTCCCTGGCCTGGCGTTGGTGACCACTTCCGCTCCCAACGGCCTGATTCCAGGAATCAATGTGTCGATTGTCGGTGTCGAACCAGCGGCGGTTGCCGACGTTAGCGCGGCGACATGGAGCGCGGGAACCACGACCATCACCACTGCGACAAATCACAGTCTTACTCCGGGCGCAGTGATTCAAGTGGGGGCTGTCACCACGGCGACAGGTTCGACCACTTTCAGCTTCAACGGGACATTCACTGTCCAGCAGGTTCCGTCACCGAATCAGCTCATGTATGCTCAGGCGCCGATCACTGCTACCGACCCTGACCTGATCACTGCGACGGTCAACACCGGAAATATCACCGTCTCGTGGCCGATACCCGATGACACTCCGACTCCGACCTATTTCCAGGTGGACTCTTGCCCGACCCCGACAACTTTCTACATCGAAGTGGATTACGCGGATGGAACTTGGTCGAGCGGCACTGTGGGATTCATCTGGGAGGGAACCTTCTACGTTACTGCCGTAGAGTCTCCGACCGAGTTTACCTATTTCCAGCCCGGTCCCAATGGGGCAACCAGCGCGGTCGGTACCGTCACTCCCTTCGGCCAGGCCGCGCCGGGGTTGCATCTATGTCAGGTTCTGTGGCTGACTCGCCAAGGCGCTATTCCGGCTCCATCGCCGTTCTTCACGTTCATCGCGAACGGTGGGCAGTATGTGCAGATTACAGGCATCCCCATCGGTCCATCGAACGTCAACGGCCGCATTCTGGCGTTTACCGGCGCGCAACCTGATGTACCGGGCGAGATTCCGCCGTTCTTCTACATTCCCACAACTCCGCAGCTCGAGGGTCAGATTGTCGGCACCGCCACCCAGATTAACGACAACACGACCACCTCGATAACTCTCGACTTTTCAGATAACACGCTCTTTGCGGCGATCGGCATATCGATTCCCGGCAACACGCTGGCGAATCAGATCGTGCTCGACGGCGCGCTGGGATTCAGAACTTACCTCAGCCGTCTTGAGACGTTCGGGCAACGCAATGTCATTCAGAATCTGCTCAATATGGGCTTCGAGGGAGGCTTCACCAATGTCGCCGCATTCCCCGGATTCAATCTCCCTTGTGGATGGGCATCGACCACTGAAGGTGTTGCTACCGGAACACTCGTCAACGGGGCACGCTTCCCTTCCGATGTTGTCTGGCAGGTGACTCTTGGGACCACGGCGGTAGAGGCGGGATTCCTCGCGCAATCGGCTTTCGAGGATTGTTATGGCGATCCGATATTCGTCGGTGATCAAACCTATTCGATTCGCTTCTGGGCTCAAGGTAACGGTGCGCCTCTTGCTTCACCGGCCACAGTGACTTTTGAGATTACCAGCGCTTCGACAGGTTTTAGTTCAACAGCGGCGGTCGTTCTCAGCACCTCAACGGCGGGGCAATTCTATGAAGCCAACTTCAGCACGAGGCTTCCGGTTGCCGTTCCATCAGATCTTGTCTTTCAGTTCTTTGTCGGGGGAACCTCTACTTCCTCAGGTAACCCGTTCATCGTGGATCTGAATGAGTTGCAGGTGATCTTCGCCGAGACGCCGTTTCTCGACACGGAAAGCTATGCCAGCTACGTCAACAACTTCGAGGGCATTGACGGCACCACCGGCATCTGGGGTCCAGAGGATACCGCCAAAATCATGGATATGGCGAACATCCGGGGCACGCAGTACATCGTGACCCAGGCGCCCACCGGGAAGCTCCACGAGACAACTGGCAGCGCGGTTTCTGAGCCCTCGGGTTGGACCGTCAACCCCGTTGCAGCGGAGTGTGGTCTGCTCTCTGCCTTTGCGCTCACCGTGTCTCAGGCGGATGACGCCTCCGAAGCGGCTGGGGGTGATTGGATGGCGTGGGCGTCTGACGTGGGTGCGATGATCTTCGGCGGCGGATTACCTGAGAAGATCTCGCAGGAGATTCAACCTAACTGGAATGATCCGGCGATCACCAACAGCGGCGTGCAGATCAACATGGCTGCTGCAACGTCCATATGGGCTCTCAATGACCCTGTGAGCCGCCTGCTGATGTTCGGTCTACCTATTGGCACCGCGACGGCACCAAGCCAGATTTACCCGCTGAATTATCAGCATCTTGGCACAGCGGAGATGATTGCAGGATCGCCGCCGTTCCATCCATCATTCTCGGGCAAGCTCATCGCCACTGACAATTCGCGCAAGTGGACGCACTGGCTCAGGCCGATGAATGGAGCTGCGCGTATGTATCGCTCCGCTGGGCAGTTATCGAACGTGTTCTTTGGTGGCAATGGGCAGATGCTGGGTGCCGCATCCGGGTTTGGCCACATCTACACGCTTAATCCGGCACTCCTGACAGATAGCGATTTCGGGATCATTACTCCGAGCTATACCACCTACGCATTCTTGGATCCTGCTACCGCTCAAGCACTGCAACTGAAGGGAGGTCGCATCCTCCTTGCCTATTTGATGGCCTACATTCAAGGCACCGGCAACATCACCGCAACATACTTCGCGGATTCATTGGAAAATCAATGGCCACTAACCACTACCCGGCAGATGACTCCGATTTTCCGTGACCGCGAGTTTGGGGGCGGAAACATCACAGCGAATCGCATCTTTATAAAGTTCTCCAGCTCGCCTATCGTCGGCACCGATAACTCTTTCGCTTTGTCGCGCCTGACGGCCTTTTTCAAGGATGCCAAGATGAAGATTTCAGGATCGAACCAATGACGATCAGCCTCAGGAACCTTGACTATCTCCGCAGCGCAAAGCCGACCGATCCGGGCTACGGAACACGCCTCTACGAAACCATCAGCGATCTGATGAAAGCAACGGGAACAATAGAGCAGCAGGGTAATTTCGATGCTTCGGGGACACCTGCTCCGCCTCCAAATCCTGACAACCTGTCAGTTGTGCCCCACCCGCAAGGTGTTCAATTCGCCATCACGCACAACTCTGACTTTTACCAGGGGATCAATTACGAGATCGACGCGAAGGCCGGGAATGTCACGCACACTTACGATGTGGGCACATCCCGCAATGGCGTACTACCGGTCGGCACCCTGAAGGCCAGTTATCAGGTCCGCGCGCGGTATCCGAACGGCGCATCGACCAATCCAGTTGTGGCGCTGGGAGAGGTTACAGGCGGCAGCGGTAAGTCTGACCTATTGCCGTCGCAGGGGGCAGGCACCACAAAAGCGGGACAGCCACCGGGGTTTGGTGGACCTTTCAGAGGCAGTAAACCTCCGTCGCGAGGCCCGAAATGAAAGTGCGCCCATTCGAGCCAGATGACGAGCCAATCCTCAGGGAGATCCACGATCGCTCGGGATATGACTTTCCATTTCCTGAGAATCTGAAGGACTATTTCGTTGTGATTGATGACGCCGGATGCCCGATTATGGCGGCTGGCTCGAAGCTGGTTCCCGAAGTGACATTGCTGTGCGCTCCAGGCGGTTCGACGCACCCGCTGGTGAAACTCAAAGCAATATCCTTGATTCATGAGAAGCTTAGAGATAGTCTCAAGTCACAAGGTCACACGCAAGCATTCTGTTTTGTTCCACCTGAACTGGGGTCGTATCGTCGGCACCTCCAGCGACACTTCAATTGGAAGCCCACTTGGCAGGGATTCGCCATTGGGGACTGGGGGTCGTAAATGCCGAAAGGCGTTGCAGGGCAGGGATTAGCGAACAGCGGAACGGCGCAGAACCTCAGCAATAACCTGACGGCGAATGCGGCCAACGTGTATGGCGGATTGGAGCCCGAGCTCGCCGCACGCGCAGCCACGCCTACCGGGTACACCCCATCCCAGCAAGCCTCCATGAACACCGCGGCCCAGCAGTCCGCAGGCGGAAGCAACGCAGGAGCGGCAGGGCAGGGCGGATTGTACGCGGCTCGCACCCGCAATGCCGGTGCAGGGCAAGCGGCTATCGGCTCATCGACCAGAGCGGCCGGCGCGAACCTCTCGAAAGCAGCGGTTGGGACTCAGGTGCAAAGCGCGAACCTCGGCCAGCAGAATCAGCGTGCGGCGCTCAGCGGAATGGAGGGCCTTAACAGCACCGAGCTGTCGGGCGGCGAGAATGCACTCGGGCTGTCGAATAGCGCTCTTGGAGTGGCGAATCAGGCTGACGCGAACAATCCATATCTGAAGATCGGCATGGGGATTCTCGGGGCAGGCGGTCAGGCAGCACAAGGCTATCTCGGGAACCCGAGCAATTGAGGCACTCATGGGCGCAATGAATCCGATTCTCGGCGAATTAAATAACCTGTCTCCGGGCGCTAAGGCTGCGCTCGCTCAGGCGCATGGGGCGGCTACGTCTACGGCTGCTATGGGCTCGCCGGGTCCGACTCTTCAATCTCCGAATCCGCTGCTTGCTCAAGCGGTTGCCAAGCCGCAGGTGTCTGCTCCGCCTCCCGATGTGATGCTTCCGCCGTCCGCTCAATCGCAGGTGCCGTCCATCGGTCAGCCAGCTCCGCATGTACAGGCACCGCTCGGCACGTCCGCCGGAGATCAGGCTAAGCTCACGTCGGATCGGACGCAAGGCGCTGGAGTCAGCAACATCGCTCACAATATCGAGAACAGCAGCCTCGGGCAAAAGCATCCGTTTCTGGGGAAGGTTCTTGGTTGGGGCGCGCAGGTCCCTGCAATGCTGGCCGATACTCTTGCTGAGTCCGCATCGCCGATCGCTCGCATGGCGCTGTCTAATGTGCCCGGCACCTTCGCCAATCATCAACATGTGCTCAATCAGGACACGAAAGCACTCAACACGGATCAGACTGCCGAGAAGGATGCGGCGCAAACCGCTAACCTGCGCGATATGCCGGAACTGAATCAGGCTAAGGCGGATCTGGCGCAGTCGAAGCTCGAGCAGGGCCAGCAGAAGATCGATGAAACCACTCGCCAGCACGACCAGCAACTGCGCGAGCACGGATTCAAGCTCGACGAAACCGGGCAGGTAGTCCCGCTGCCGTATGCGGAGATGTCGGGGAGCCAGCAAGCAGTCCAGGATCTGAAGGGAAGCCAAGAGGAGCTTGCCGACGCAACCGCGGCACTCAAGAAGGTACAAGCCGATCCTGACTCTCCGCAAGCACGCATGGCGCAACAGCGTATCGAAACGGCGCGCAACAACATGATGATCGCATCGAAGCGGCTCGGATTGTCGGAGGATACATTCGCTGCTCGCTATCACGGGACAGATTCCAGCGGGCAACCCCTTCCCGGTGCGTTGATTACCGATGACGGCCAACCCATCGGCAGCAGCTTCAGTTCGAATGTTCGACCGACCACCACGGCTCGTGATGCTGCTGGTCGTGCGCAGATTGGCGAGAATATCCGGCAAAGGATTCTCACGCAATTACAAGATCCGAAAGTCCGAGAGAAGATCGGCCCGATCCTTGGACGCGCCTCAAACGCTCAGGAAGCTATCGGTAATCTGCCGCCTGAGCTTTCTGAGTTCAAGAACGATCTGACCAGCTATGCCGCTTTCCAGGCTGGAATGCACCCCGTTCGCGGAATCGGCGCTCTTAACTACTTCGATAAGGTGATGGGCGGCCTTGGCCAGACACCTGAGCAGATGATGGGCAAGCTTCAGTCCAATCACAACACGGCCCAGGATGTCATCAAGATTGGCCAGCCTAGGACCGTGGGATCGAATGCGGTGAGTGGTGACCAAGGTGCGCCTAAAGTTGGTGACATCAAAACATTCTCCAACGGCAAAAAGGGCAAGTGGGACGGTACCGGATGGGAGGCTCAATAATGCCTCAATATCTGGACGCTAATGGAAATCCCATTGCCTCTTCCGCCGCCGCGCCTGCTGGCGGGAAAACCTATCTCGACCCGAATACGGGAGAACCTATCAAGTCTGCAGCCGCGTCCACGCAACCCGCTCCACAGCCGTCCATGCTCCAGACCGCAGGACAGGGGGCTCTCGACTTAGGCAAGGGCATCCTCAAGGGCGGAATGAATACGATTCGCGGTATCGGAAACCTTGAGCAGAAAATTCCCGGCGTTAGCTCGCTGATGCCTGCTGATGTCAAGGACTACCTCGGACCTTCTGGGGATAGAGCGAACGCCACACATGGCATCATGCAGGGACTGGGGAAGGGAGCTGAGCAGGCTGGCGAGTTCCTATTGCCTGGCCGGGCGGAAGAGGCCGGTGCGTCCAAGCTGGCAGCGATGGCTCCGAGGCTGGGACGAGCAGCAGAACCGCTGGCGAAGGTCGCAACGTCTGCTCTCGGATCCGGAACAGTAAATAGCATGCAAGGCGGTTCCTTTGGGGCCGGCGCCGGGGCTGGCGCGGCTGGTGGTGCAATTGGCGCAGGACTCAAGGCTGTAGCTCCCAAGATCGCAGAAGGGGCTCTTGGAATCACCAAGGCAGATCGCGCATTCGGCAAGACGCCTGGTCAAGCCATCCTCAACGAGACTAGCGGGTTCGGACCTGAAAAGATCGCGGCAAGTGCGCAAGAGCGCATGGGGCAGTTGACACCTCAATTGGAGGCGGCGGCGGATCGGGCCAGCGTGCGTCCTCAGCCGGTAAAAGCGCTGCTTCAGGCACCCGCGCAAGAAATTCCCCTGGCCGCCAATTCGCGCAACCCCAAGATGCACCCCATGGCGTTCGACGCGAAGGTTAATCCAGAGGAGCCGATGGAACCCCGCTCGGGGAATCATCTTGCGCCAATTTCCGAGTACCCCGGTATCAATCCGCATTATCTGAGCGGATCTGCTCACCCAGAGCTCAGCGGAAGAGTGCCGACGAACCAAGGCGTGCTGATTCGCCCGCAGGAGATCCCGGCAGGTGCAAAGCCGCTTCCGACCATGGTTCCGAATCCGGTAGCGTCTCTTGGCCCGGCGCGTAACGTGCTGCGCGGTGCAGCAGACACGGCATCCAATCAAAACGCCGAAGGCCTACACGGACAAATCGGCAACATGCAGGACTTCCTATCAAGGCGCTTTGGAAGTGGAGAGCAGATTCCCGAGAACGTGACGCCACGGCAATTGCTCGACCTAAAGCGCGGTTTCAACGAGGAACACCTCCGCTGGAATCCTGAGATCCACGACAAAGCGCTTTCCACTGGCCGGCAGGCTTATGGTGCGCTAGATCAGGAACTAGACCGCACGGTGCCCGAGGCTGCTGGATTGAATCAGCGGCTGTCTAGCCTCATCCCTGTCGCTCGCCGCGCCGAATCGGTAGGCAGAAACGCCAGCACTGCGCAGCGGGTTATGGGGAGATTTGGAAGGCCCACTGGTGCATTGCTGGGGGCTAGTGTCGGCGGAGCGGCAGGCGCTAGGGAAGGCGGAACACCGGGGGCTATTGCAGGCGGAATAACTGGCCTCGTTGCACCTGAATTGCTGGCGTCTCCCGAAACTCAAATGATCATGGCTAGAGGAATGAACCGGGCAGGAAGCTTGCGACCAATTGTTGGTGGAGCACTTCAAGCAAACAGAAAGAGCGGACAATGACCGATTACATCATCACCCATAGGCACATTGATCCAGCGATTACGCAGCATAAACCCTTGAATGCGGTGTTCGGCCAGCAGCGGTCGCCTATCGCCTCGCAGACGGGAATTGCAATGCCGATGACGATGCAGACGATGCCAGCGATGATCAGAAACATACTCGCGATCCTATTCCTTCTGCTCGGCTGTGCGCAAGTTACTTTAGGGCAAGCGGCGAGATTCGACCTGCCACTTTTGGTTACCGGGCCTAACACGAGTAGCGGAAATCCTCAGGCGCTTTTCCTTGCCAACGCAACAGTGCAGGTTTGCACTCACCCCGCAACCGCTAATAGTTGTATCCCCGCAGCTACTTTCACCGATCCCACCGAAGCCACCCAGTGCGCGCCGACATTGCCATTGGTTATCTTACCCGGAACAACCTGCACGGCGAACGGAGGCACCGCAGGGCGTGTCGGATTCTGGTACTCGGGGTCTGTCGTGGATTATTTCGTATCCAATGGCTCTGTAACTCTTGGCCCATTTTCAGCAGCGGCGGGTAGCGCCACTGGCACCAGCGGCTTCCCATTTACGCTCGGATCCACCCCGATCCCCGCAAATTCGGCAATCACCGCCGTCACGAATCTGGAGGTGAACGGCGTCGAACTAAACAGCGCCGGCTCAACGTCGCTTTTCCTCAATCAGGCTGGGCAATATGCGAGTCCAACATCGTCCAGCATCGCGGACGTAACCATTTCGGTTCCATCCTTTGCCATCCCCGCGAACACCTGCGATGGGTCTTCGGGGTCGACCACTCCCGCCACAGTGACCATGACAGGGCTTACAACGTCGCTCCAGGTCACAGCTGGATTCACAGCCAACCCAGCGGCCTTAGTGGGATGGGGTACGGCGGGCGGGCTCAATATCGCTGTTTGGCCATCCGCGACGAATACGGCCAGCTACGTCATTTGTAACTCGACGGCTTCATCGATCACAGGATCTGCGATCTCCTTCGTCCTGGCGGCGAAATGAAGATGGCTATCCTCATATTCGCGGTGCCTCTGTCGCTGGCCGGGCAGTCGCTGGGGCCGGGTCGCGCAAGCGCCATTGCTGCGCCTCCTCCCCCCCCATCACAGATAACCTTCTCCCCCTCCGCTGGTACTTTCAGCTCTGCTCAGACAGTGACCGTTAGCACCACTCTGTCTGCCGCAACGCTGTTCTGCACCACGGACGGGAGCCAAGCCAGCCCAGCATCATCGCAGGTCGGGGCGACCAACGCGGGAACGGGAACCATTGCCGTGGCTTCCTCTATGACGCTCAATTGCGAGGCTGTTCAAGGCGCAATTTCTGAGCAGAACCTGCAAAACTCGCAGTCTGGATGGAAGATCGTAATCTCAAGCTGCGCGGGAACGAACTGCACACGCGGTACACCCACGGCTGTAGCGGGCGGCGGCGTGACCGGCGTTCCCACTAGTTGGACATATGTCTGGGGAGGTCCACTTACTCAGCGCATGACGGGGCCAACATTTACGCAGATCCTGGCCCCGTTCACTACCACCGCAGTCAATGACAATCTGACCGGTTTGGCTCAGCACAAAGTCCTCACAACCACTGACAAGACCATCATCCAGAATCAGGAGATGGATTCAGAGTCGGTCGATGCAGTTCATACAATCAGCGGCGTCAGCATCAACCATAATTTCGGCCTCCAGTGCGAACAGGCTTCGGACACTAGCTGCCCCGGTCACTGGGCTGTAGCTGGCGGCAACCAGAGCGGAGCAGACGGCTGGCATTGCACCACTGTTACTACGAACTGTCCGATCCCCACCAGCGGCACAACCGAGGTGTCTACGCAAGGACACTGGGTCGTTGGCGACACGAGTGGTCCTGCTGGGCTTGGATACATGCACTATGACTGGCTGGAGGTCAACGGGGTACGGACGCAGCTTGGCGGGGTTGTGCTGTGCTCTAGCTGCGGCTTCCCTGCTGGAGTTTTATCGAACGAACCGTCCAGCTTTACGAGCTTCTTTGGCTCTCAGGATCAGCTCGACATAGGACCTACTGCGGGGAGCGTCAATCGCACGATCATTGATGCCAATGTAACGCAATTCACCTTTAGCGCAACTCCGGTAACTGCTTCGGCTAGTTACGTGATCCAATAGGGGTAACAATGAAAAAGTTACTAATCCTGGCTTTATATACAATCTCGGCGTCTTGCTCCTTCGCTCAGACTCAGGCGGCGCGCGTGGACATCCCATTGCAGACTTTCGGGCCAAACGTGCCCCAAAGCGGCGGCCCCCTTCCCCAAGCGTTGTGGGTTTCCAATGCGACAGTACAGGTCTGTCAGCACCCATCCGCAATTGGGTCTTGTATTCCCATGACGACCTACAACGACGCTAATGAAGATGCTGCTTGCCCGCCCTCAACTCCTATGGTTCAACTTCCAGGAACGGCTTGCACGGCATCTACTGGAACTGCCTCAAATATTGGTTTTTGGTATGGTGGTGGGATCGTAGACTATATCGTTTCCGCCAGCTTCGGAACGTTCGGTCCATATACGGTAAATCCTCCCTTCCCGAGCGGATCGGTTGGGTGCTTGGCGACGGGAAATTCTCTTGCCGTGGGCTGCACCGGCGGCACCTCGCAGTCCTCTGCATTCAACAGCATCGTTGCGCCAGGCGGCACCATGACTGGACCGCTCAGTGGGCCGGTACTTAATGGGATATATGGGGCATCTCAGTTCGGCATCAAGTGCGATGGTTCCACGGATGATTCGACCGCGCTTAATTCTATCGGAACATTTGTTGCTGCCCAACCGGCGGGGTCTACTGTTACCGTATCTTTCCCATCAAATTCTACATGCTTACATGCTTCCACCATAAACA